TTTTCATTCAAGGTAATAAAAACTTTAAAACAGTTAATGAACGCTTTTTTTGAGGAAAGATATAACATAGACAATCCAAAAGGGAGTATAGGTTTTGATAAAAAAATCATTGTTTTTGAAGATATTGACTGCATTGGAGATATTGTATTAAACCGAGAACAAAATATTAATAATAATATAAAAAATAAAAAAAATCGAGAAAATAAATTTAACTTGAAAGATTTACTTGAACAAATGGAAGATACAAACAGTAATAACAATAGCAAAGATATTACTGTAGCTAATAAAAAAGAGGAACCAATTACCTTAGATGAAATCTTGAATTTATTAGACGGGATTCGTGAAACCCCGAATCGAATCATTGTGATGACTTCCAATCATTATGATCAATTGGATCCTGCACTAATAAGACCAGGTAGAATTGATTTAACATTAGAAATGAAAAAAGTAAATCATAATGTTTTAAACGAGATCTATTATCATTTATGCAATAAAAAAATCGAAGATAAACAATTGAAAAAAATGAAACCTTATTTCTATTCACCAGCTGAAATTATCAACATATTTACCAATGAAAAAAGAGATGGTGAAAAAATGTTGAAACGTTTACTTCAAAATAAGCATTGCAATGAAGTATCATAGAATTAAAATAATGCGTATTTACAAATCATATTTGTTATAATAATAATATAACAAATATGTTAAAACCCTATATCAAAAATTATATTCATGAAATTCGAACGTCTTTTAAAGAGACTCTTTTACTAGATGTGGTTTTTGAAGGTGGATTATTTAATGGCAGTTATTTAGCGGGTTGTTTATTTTACTTGAAAGAAATGGAAAATCAAAAACTTATTTCAGTTCAGAGATTGTCAGGTTGTAGTATTGGTGCCATCACCGCATTGCTTTATTTTATTGATAATGAAGAAATCATGTTAAAAATATATCAACTAGCATCCAAACATTTTAAAGCAAAATATGATTTAGACATGTTTACCGTTTTATTTGATTTATTACGCGAACATTTACCTGGAAATATTCTTGAAAATGTGAATGGAAAATTATATATTTGTTATTACAATGTAAAAACCAGAAAACAAGTAATTAAAAATCATTATCAAACTATCGACGAATTATTTGAAACTATTCGTAGATCATGTTCGTTTCCATATGTCATTGATCAACAAATTTTCTATCATAAAAAATACATTGATGGACTATATCCGCATGTTTTTCAAGATTCATCGAAAAACGTAAAAGTATTATATTTAAACATTCATCATTTAAATAAAATAGGCGGAATGATTTCTATTAAAAATGAAGACCATAATATTCATCGTATCTTGGAAGGAATGATAGAAACACATATTTTTTTCCTAACTGGGAAAAAAACAAATCTATGTAGTTTTACGAATGACTGGAATTTAATGGATCGATTACATCATTCTTTTTTTGTAATATTCATGGAAGTCATTTTTATCTTATTGCATTATATTTACGTAGTTCAAAATATTGTTCAACATTCGCAAAAAAAACACAATGGATCCATTGATTTTTATAAACTTGTCCACGGAGTTTATATTTATTTACTTAAAACCTATTGTATTTAATTTAATTTAATTTAATTTAATTTATAAAATTGAAATAATAAATATTTCATTGATTTCTTACATTATTTAACAAGATGACAAAGGTTGAAACAAATTTAAATATGGACGTATTACAACATATTTTATCTTATAATGATGATATTCGAATTTTAAAAATAAAAATGAATACACAAAATATGAAATATTTATTTGAAAATAGTCGTGATATTTATCATTATTTATGGTGTATGAAGGGATCTTTAGAATTTCCAAATAAAAAGATAGAAAGAATCTATGTAGATCTTCTTGAACTTTTGAGTAATAAAAATTATAAAATGAAAGAAATAAAAAACCATATCTTATCATTTCCTTCTTATTATGATTATTTGGAATCTCAAGATTGGTTTGAGTATTTGGCTTATTCTCATGAGTGTAGTCATGATGATATTATTACTTATTTATTGTGTATGAAGGGATATTTAGAATTTTCAAATAAAAAGACAGAAAAAATCTATGATGATATTCTTAAAATTTTGAGTAATAATAAGGATACGAATAGAGAAATAAAAATCCATCTCTTATCATTGAAGTCTTATCATGATTCTTTTATTGAATCTCAAGATTGGTTGGAGTATTTGTATAAATATCATGATTGGTTTGACTATTTTATGGATTTGATTATCAATAATTATAATAATTATTATTTACATGATGATAATTATTACAATGGATATTGGTGGAAACAATACTGGTTATATGGTGAAGGTGACAAATTCTACGATGGATATCCAAGAATATTGAAAACAAAAATGAATGGACATAATATCAAAGATTTATTTGAAAACAATCGTGATATTTATAATTATTTATGTATGATGGAACATCATACTTTCTTTCCTAAAAATATAGAAGAACAAATCTATCTTGATATCATCAAATTTTTGACAAATAAAAAATATACTATGGAAGAAATAAAAAATCATATCTTATCTGTTCCAAAATATAATGAGCATTTATTAGATCCTGAAAATGAATATCATTTTAACATAAGACATGAAAATTGGTTCAACTATTTCATTGCTATCATCATTAATAACTATCATAATTATTATTTAAACGACGATTATTATTTTAAAGGTTATTGGTATGATAATGCATGGATAAAAGATGATGACAAAGATTATTACGATGGACATCCGTATCAGTTTACATGGTAATAAAATTCGAAACAATTTATATCAAAATTAAAAGAAAATTCCCTTTCTTTTTTTCGTTTTTGTCTTCTTTTTATTAGTCTTTTTACTAGATTTTGGTTTTAATTTGATAGTTTTTATTTTTTTATTTTTATTTTTATTTAATGATGTTTCTCCAATAACAACTGTTTTTTTCCCAGGATTGTAATTCAAAAACCATTCTTCATATTCTTTGCTCGTTTTCTTATCTTGGAGTTCTTTAAATTTTTCTGCCTTTTGAGCTCGCATTTCTTCTCTGGAATCTTGATGTCCATAACATAAAATACTAAATCGTTTCAATAATCCTTTTTGCTGTAAACGGTTTTTCTGTTGAACGTCGAATAAAAACTTGGACATGCATAAAATACGATCAATATTATAATATTTACGATTCGCATATAAAAAGGCCAAATAAAAACTCAACATGGTATCAATGGTGGCAATACGAGCTTTTTTTCCATCGATCATAATAACATTGTAACTATGACAAGCAACTGGTTGATATAAAAAAGCAACCGTATCTTTTCCGACTCTTATTTCATAATGTTCAGGAACCACTTCACCAATCGATTCATGTTTCACAATTTTAACATTATTAATATGAATGTCTTTTAATCGCTCTTTTACAATTTCTGCTATTTTTTTAGGATCATGTGCCAAAACATCGAAATCTGGTATATGTTGCACTTTTTTTTGTAATTTTTTCGGCATATATTGACTATATTGTGAAATCGCATACCCTCCAAAAAAAACCACTCCTTGATTGATAAAGACATTTTTCACAGTATTATAAATTTTGTCTTCGTTTTCTTTATTTTCCATTTCTTGTTGAAATTCCACCATTTTACAATGATCGGTGTTCAAAGGATAAAATTTGTTAATCAATATTAATCGTTTTAAAACTTTTTCCCAACGATCCGTGTCCCCGCTCGGTCTTTCTAGTTCCAAATACATCCCCATACGTAAAAAATTAGGATCTGTATATAAGATTTCATTCACTTTTACTGCATTTTTTTTGATGGTTTGAAACAATTCTTTGGGTAATAATGTAATATCAGCAACCCCTAAAAAATTGACATATACTTTAAAGGTTCCATGATGTTGTCCAGCTTTGGCTTCAACTTCATTATAACCAGCTTTGTAATAAATATTTGCTAATTCTTTGGCATCTTCCATTGCATTTGCACTAAAAAAATCATAATCTGGTAATTCTAATTCAAAGTCATAGATTTTTGCATCTTCTGGAAGTAATGCATTAATCGCAATCCCACCATAACAAACCAATTGTTTTTTCTTGATAAATTCTTCTACGATATTAATAATGCGTTTAATATCTGGCGTATTGACGGCGCGTTTGGACATTTTTTTTTGTGCCTCATCTACTTGCATTCGCAAAATAGCCAATTCACATTCATCAAAACTCATTTTCTTATCACATGCACTATTTTTCATAGATGGATAATTGATTATAATATATAATAATATTTTGTTCGAAAATTTATATATCAAATTTGTAAAAATCACTAGAAATTACACGGGTTGCATAAGAAACATCTGGATTTTGAGGTGGTGGTGTAGGAATAACCACTGGAACAAATCTCAAATTTTCGGGTTTTAAAACAAAAGCATATCCTGCTAAATCAAAAAACATATTATTTTCTTCTAAATTGTTATCAAATAATTGATATCGCATGGCTAATAATTGAGTTCCCGTTTCTCTCATAACAAGTGCGCTTGGATTCTCTGGATTTGATCCTTTATCTGGCATACCAATCGTCATGTTTCTTCGATCGAATTCAATGAGTTCGTTTAGATCTGGCGTATAAGCAATATCATAATAACGAAGCGCGCGCATAAAAACGGAATTACTTGTCATGTTGACATATTCATAAAATTCTTGACATTCTAAAAATGAAATATCGGAACGATCGACAATAATCACAATCTTTTTCATAAAAAGTAATAATTTTACTTCTCCTAAATTTTTGCCATAATATTCATAACTGTAATCTTTTCCTAATAATAAATTGTCGTAATTTTCCAATAATTTCGCGAAATTTTGATACATTTTTTGGTTACTACTTTTGAATCGTAAATGAATAATAATTGGATCTGATGAATTTGGTGCGGTCGCAGTAACAAATGCATAATCACGTAAAATATTCATAACTTCGGAAAAGTCAATCGAATTGTAAGTTTCTTTTACATGATAACTATCGGAAGTTGATGTAGCGACCACGGGTTTATCATTCATCGAATAAATTTCAAAGTCGAGTCCACGAACGCCTTGTTTTAATAAATCTTTTAAAACACAAGTATCTACAAAATCGTTTTTATAGGATCCCCCGCTGCAGCAATTGTAAGCAGTTTTAATATAATAGTCTCTAAATAAATATTTACAATCTGGATCTATTACGTTAATTGATCGAATACTTCCATTGAGAGAACTATAAAGTGCATCCATCGCATTACATTCATAGCTAGGTAAATTACGCATATAAAAATAATAGGCTAATGCCAACAAAATAATCACAAATATAATAACAATCAAAATCTTCATAACCATATTTTCCTTAATGTTTGACACAGAATCAATCAATTGTTTTGCCATTTCTTTTGGATTTGAAGACATATTCTTATATTATAATAATAATAATTTTATTATAATCTAATAATTCTTTATTCTTTATTGGGTTATCATTTATTTTTCGACAATTCTTCCATGTTAGGGTCACTAATAGAACCCTCATCTACATACATTTTATTTTTAATTTTAATAATATCTTGTAATAATTGTTCGGAAATATTATTATTTGTTTTTTCTAATACATTTACTAGAGAAGCAAGAACATTTAATCCAATACCTACCCAAATTAATTGAGTATTATTATATCCTGTAGCTAAAGTAGTAACAAAAATACCAGCTGATTGAAGAACATGAAATGTGTAAATAAGAGATATATTGAATTTATTTAAACAAGAACGATTACTCAACATTCGAACTAAATCTGATTTTTCATTATCTTTAAATAGTTGACCAATTTCAGGATCTAATACCATGGTTGCATTTGTATTTGCATTTGGTAATGACATTAGTTATTATATACTATATAAATAAAAATAATTATTTAGATATTATATATCATATTAAATAAATAGTCATGGCAGGCGGTCTTATGAATTTAGTTAGTCAAGGACAACAAAATATTATATTAAACGGAAATCCTTCAAAAACTTTCTTTAAAAGTGCATATGCACAATACACAAATTTTGGTCTACAAAAATTTCGAGTTGATTTCGAAGGAGCCAAAACGCTTCGACTCACCGACGAATCTAGTTTCACTTTTAAAATACCGCGTTATGCGGACTTATTAATGGATACGTATTTATCGATTGCTCTACCTAACATATGGAGCCCTATTTTCCCACCTGTCCCCACCTCTTTAGAATCTCCTGATATACAATCGAATAATGGTCGTTGGGCACCCTATGAATTTCGATGGATTGAAAATTTAGGAGCAAAAATGATTTCAAAAATTAGTATTACTTGTGGTAATTATACATTACAAGAATATTCTGGCGACTACTTATTAGCTGCGGTGCAGCGAGATTTTTCAGGTAATAAAAAAGGATTGTTTGACAAAATGATTGGAAATGTACCAGAATTAAATGATCCTGGAAATAGTGGTTCCCGAGTAAACTCTTATCCAAATGCATATTATACCGAATCTCCGGCTGGAGCTGAACCGTCGATTCGTGGATCCATCTTATATATACCACTCAACAATTGGTTTGGTTTAAAATCTCAAATGGCTTTTCCTCTTACCTCGTTACAATATAATGAATTACATATTAATATTACTTTTCGTCCGATTAATCAGTTATTTCAAATACGTGATGTGTTAGATGGTGTCAATAACTTCCCCTATGTAGCACCGAATTTTAATTTATTTTATCAACAATTTTACCGTTTTTTGCAACCTCCTCCTGATGTATTTTTAGGAATCGATTCTTATGTGGATATACGGACATTATGGAATGCGGACATCCATCTCAATTGCACCTATTGTTTCTTATCCAACGACGAAGAACGACTCTTTGCACTCAATGAACAAAAATATCTCATTAAACAAGTGCATGAATCCATTTTTTATAATGTCACGGGTCCGAATAAAGTTCAATTAGATTCGCTTGGAATGGTTTCGAGTTATTTATTTTATTTTCAGCGCAGCGATGCTAACCTACGCAATGAATGGTCCAATTATACGAATTGGCCTTATAATTACATGCCAAAAGATATTATTCCTGCGCCAACAGCGGGTTTTTATCCAATTGTTAGAACCAATGGAGCCACAGTAGAAACCTTATACATTGGTCCAGGAGTAAACATTGATGGAAAATTAACGGGTTGGATGATTACGAATACATATTCGCCTGAAAATGACAAAATGATTTTACTTGCTCTTGGTATTTTGTTAGATGGTTCTTATCGAGAAAATATTCAACCAGCTGGTATTTTCAATTATATCGAAAAATATATACGAACATCAGGAAATGCACCCGATGGTCTTTATTGTTATAATTTCTGTATTAATACTTCGGCATTCGATTTGCAACCTTCCGGTGCGATCAACATGAGTCGTTTCAATCAAATTGAATTCGAATTTACGACGATTATCCCGCCCCTCGATCCGCTCGCGCAAAGTTTGACCATTTGCGATCCTGAAACAGGGAATGTGGTCGGGTTCAAT